GACTCACAATAAAAATCTATGTATGATTGTGTACCACCATTTTTAATAGAGATAGCACCTTGAGAAATCTGTACTCCGTTAGTAGAACCACCACCAACTCCTAGTGAAGTTGTAATCTGAGCAGCAGCCGGTATACCTATAGTTACTGCATTACCTGTAGCAGATGTTTCTATTTCATTAGATGTACCACCAATAGTTAAAGTTTCACTATCTAAGTCAATCGCAATAGTTCCACTATCAGTTGTTACATCTAAGTCTTCTGCAGTTAGTTGTGTGTCTACATAAGCTTTAACAGATTGTTGAGTTGGTATAAGCGTTGCAGAGTTTGAAGACATATCATCTTCATCTACAAAAGCTGTAACAGTTATTGTACCATCTGATAAAGAACCGTAAGTAATTGTACCTGTAGTTGTAATAGCAGATGAGCCATTGTCTATAGCTCCAAAGCCACTTGTAATGCTACCTGCGTTTAGTGCTCCTACAGTTGTAACATTAGAAAGTGTATCAAGGGCAGACTCAAAGTAAGTTTCAAAGTCTGTCAAGGCAACTTGTACCATAGTACCGTTGTCATTTACTACTACTCTATCAGCATCTGCAAGTGTAGTAGATGTAGCAGATGTATTACCATCTACAATATTTAATTCTGTAACTGTTGATGTAATCCCATCAAGTGCATTTATTTCTGCTGCAGTTGCGGTAACCCCATCAAGAATGTTTAGTTCGGCTGCAGTACTAGTAACTGCTGTACCGTTTATAGAGAGTGCATCAGTTTCTAAAGTACCATCAATGTCTGCATCACCAGATATATCTAAAGTAGCTGCATCTAACTCACCAGTTAGTGTTACATTTCTAAAGCTACCAATATCTTTGTTACTGTCAACAACTACAGCTTTACTAGCTGCAACTGTACCTGCAGTGACTCCATCTATAGTTTCTAGTTCTGCTTCACTAATATCTGCAGAACCTATAACAAAACTTGTACCTGTGATTGTTGTACCTGTAATAGCTGCTGCACTAGAACCACCAATAACAGCACCATCAACTGTACCACCATTTATGTCTGCAGTATCAGCAACAAGACTATCTATGTTTGCTGTGCCATCTATAAATAAGTTTCTCCATTCTTGTGAAGAACTACCTAAGTCATAAGTGTCATCGTCATCAGGAATAATACTTGAGTCTATATCAGCTCCAAAGACTACGTTATCAGTAGCAGCATCACCCATAGTAATAGTACCACCGTTAAAAGTAGTCGTACCAGTTACTGTTAAGTTACCACCTACAGCAACATTACCTGTTGTAGTTATGCTATCTATAAATGCATCTTTGAAGTATAAAGAACTTGTACCTATGTCAACATCACTATCTGTAACAGGTACTAAAGCACCATCTTGTACTCTTATTTGTTCTACTGCTGAAGATGAAACTTCTACATAAAATCCTAATCTATTATTTGTACTATCAACTTCTATTTTGTTTAAAAAGTCTAAGTCACCAATTTTAAATATGTTACCACCTTGTCCAGCACTACCATCGTGTCTGTGACCTGTAGAACTTGCACTACTAGATGAGTAGGCAAATGCGTTTACTAATTGATTGTACTCGTTATTAAATAACGCAGCAGTAATAGTATCCCCATCACTGAATGAACTTTGTCTAGTGTAGTTTTGAGCCATTTATTATCTCCTTCCTGACGGTACGTAGTCTATGTACAAACCGTTTATAATGTACGGTTGATTTGTGTTCTTTGTAAAAATACTAAAATTATTACTATGTCCACTTCCTGTTAATGCTGTTCTCACTGTTGGATGTTCTCCTGCACCAAAAGTATTAGTATTAAATACAGCACTACCAAAGAGTGATGGTAACGGTACAGTTCCTATACTAATATCAGCAGGTTGTGGTGTATCCGTACTTTCAAAATCGTATCTAACCCTAATTGTTGGTGTAGCATCATTTTCTGGACTAAAAGATATTTTTAGATACTGTAAAGTTTTTAGCATACCTAAATCACCGTAATCAATGTCAGGTGTTGTATACTGAGCATCTATATCGCTTTCAGTTCCTGCAGGGTTAAATGAGTTACCTGTATCATGGTTGTAAACATACCCTGCAAAGTCACCATGAAATGCTTTCTCAACTCCAGTGTTTGTAAAACCAGAAGTAACTGCCGGAGCTTCGATACCTCTTGTTTCTGACCACTGCCAACCTTCAGGTCTTAGTGTTCCTATAATTCCTTCTTGTATTAAGTCACTTTGACTAGACTTACCGTAATATAATCTGTACTGTGACTTATCTCTTAATACGACACTACTAATTGTAAAAGTGTCAATATTATCTGCTATCTGTTTTATCTGTGGCTGAATAGCTTTACTTATTGTGCCTAACTCCACATCTCCAATTCTTGCTGTACCGGCAACTGTTCTTAATCCATCTGGAGCTAAGAAGATTAGGTCACCACCAAATTCCTGAATACTCTGTCCATCTAAACAACCCACGTTTTTAGTAACTGGTACAACTTGTAGAGCTGATGAGTTGTCAACATTTTGTAATTTAAAGATAGAGTTTTTACAAAATATAAATAATTCGTTACGGAAACTTTTAAGACCTACTATCTGGTCTTCTAATGTTATTGAGACTCCACCAGTAAAATCATCTATGTCATTAACAGCACTTATGTAAACTGTGTTTGGTGTTGATGGGTCTCCTGCAACTACTAAGCGTCTTCCGTGTATTGTACAAAACTTCGCAGTTGTACTACCGCTTATTGTTATCTGACTAGCAAAAAATGTTCTGTTAGTAATATCTGAATCTGTACCAGTCATTTTAAATAAAAATGGTTTATTACTACCACTTGCATCTGTCATAACTAGGTCACCATAAACAGATGTACCTTCATATAATGCAAAACTATATTGAGCTGGTGATGTTAAACTAAGTGCACTTCTACCTGTAAATGCAGTATGGTTATCACCACTACTTGCTACACTTGCTTTATTTATTTGTAACCAGCTAGTTCCAGTTTGACTAAAATAAATATTACTACCACTTGCAGCTATTACTCCATCAGCATAAACAAACAATCCATATATCTGATTAGAAGAGTTAGGTCTAGCAGAACTACCACCACCAAATAAACTATAACCGTTTATTCTTCTGTAACCACCCTCTACAGCAACTTCAAAGTTTCTTAGTGTAGTTGCTACTCCGGGAGCTTTGAATAAGTCAAAACGATTAGCACTATCTACTAATCCTCCTGAACATGCAAAACCGTATGGTTGACTTCTAGCCATTTATTTTATTCAGTTTCTTCTTGAAAAGAATTGGTATCAGGATTCCAAATTTTACCAACATTAGCTCGTGAAGCTACCCAAGCATCTATTTCAGATTGTGCTGCTGATTGTGCAGCAGTCACTAATTGTTCATCTGAATTAGAACCTGTAGTAACTTTTTTATCAATAATAAAAACATTATTGCTTGAATCAGTTATTCTAAAACCAATTAAAGTTTTAGTAGCATCTTCTCCATCTATTTCAAATTTATCTATTGCATAAGTTAAAGACATGTTATTTTCCTCGTAATTATTGTATTAAAGATTCCAAGATGTGTTACCACCACCATAAACAGATATGTAAAATGTTCTAGTAACACCAGACCTATTTTTAAAAGTAAGACTGTGACCAGAACCAATAATACAAATTTTTCCATCAGTATCATTATTAGCAAAACCATAAACATTATTATGTGAATTCATAACTGCAACACCATTATAACCAACATGAAATAATGCATTATCGCCTGACCCAGATTCATAAACAGCAACAAGAGCAGCTCCTCCAGTACCTGATGAGTTCATTGAATAGGTTGAATCGTCTGCTAATGTAATAGTTGCAGTGCCTGTTAAAACACTTATGTTTGCTCCACCTGTTGTAACGTTTCCATCATTTTCAATATTCAGTACCTCAGTACCATTAATCTCAAAAATATATTCACCACCACTAGCAGCCATGAGTTTCATACTTGTACCATCTCCACGAATATGAACTGTGTTGTTACTAGTAGAATTAGCACCAGCACCGCCTGAACCTAATTGTATTCTTGCGTCAGTACCTCCATTCAAATGTAAGTTATTACCATTTAATTGAAGTTTATCTGTACCTGCTAGTTGAAATTTTATAACTCCACCGGCTGTACTAGCATCTATGAAGGTATGTCCACTTACATCAGTACCCAACTCTGAATGGTCACCTGCTGTATTGCCTGTATTTATTTGACCACCTGTTACAGTTAAATCTCCTGTGATAGTTACATTTTCAGAACTGTCAATAGTTATAGCAGTAGCGTCACTACTATCTGATATTCCGGGAGTGCTTGATAATTCTGCTGGTATTTTAGTTGTCATTTATATCTCCTAAAAATATGTTCTATCATCTGACATATATTTTGGTTGTGGATTTATCAGATTAGACTTCATTTGCTTCATGCCTTTTTTATAATCTTCTAATGCAAAAGCAGCTTGTTGAGGACTTTCTTTAAACTGCCAAACATAATATCTAGCTCTAGCTGTTATTACATTTGCATATTGGTCTGGTAGAACTATAGTGTCACTAAACGCTGATAGTTCTGTTGGCTTGTTGTAGCCATAAAAATGTACGTTGTAAACTTTGTCAGGTATAGGACTTAGCCCAAACTTTCTATGGTCTGGACTACGTATTACATAAACAGGCTCTCCATAAGCTTGAGTTGATGCATCATCACTATTCTCACTATCTCTGTAATACCTAGTCCACTCATCTAATGTTAAAAATCTTAACCCTTTTGAAACAAACGGTGATGATTCTCCAGAGACACTAATAGTTGTGATATAAAAATCATCCCAATCTATTGATGCAAAGTCTGAAGTAATATCACTACTGCCCTCTTTTAACAGATACCATCTAGTACCTGCAGTAGTTGCTACAGTTGTATTACCATAAAAAGGGTCTGTCTCACCACTAGCACCTGCCGAAAAGAAAGGTAACTGTGGTTCTTCATTAGCAATATCGTTTATAGATTTGTTAATAGAGTTTTTGACAAACGCTTGTATGCCTGTAGCGTCTCCAAAGTTTGATGAAGTTAAGACAACTTCGTTCAACTCTCTGAGGACATCATTCGTCAGAGTTAAGAATGTTTTAGCCATTATTTACTATGTACTTTTTGTATTTCAAAAGAAGCTTTTTTACTAGCTCCTTTATGAGGTTTATAACCGCCTTTTGGGTCTTTCATTAGTTTGTAGCCTTTACCAGACTTCATCCAATGATAACCTTTTGGTGCATCTACTTTCATGTTTAGTTAGGTTTTTGATTTTCCATTGATGCCATTACCATGCCACCAGCATTCATAGCATTTCTTTTTTTCTTTTTCATGCCCATGCCACCGTACATCATGCCTTTTCTGCTACCGCCATACATCATGCCCATTCTTTTCTTTTTTTCCATTGGTTTGTGTCCAGCCATTATTTTTCTCCTTTGTTTTCTTCGTATTTAAATCTCATAGTGTTGTAACCCACCATTTCTTTACACATCTCTTCTTTTGAATGAATAGAATCGTAATAAGAAATATTACCGCTAGGCTTTGGATTACCTTGTAAGTTTTGTTCGTTGTGTTTCATAATCTCTCCTTAAAAAAGGAGGAGTCCGAAGACTCCCCCAGTTTTATTAGTCTACTGTGTAGAAAGCTGATACTAAAGCTTCAGGTCTTAAAAC